GAGGCGCTCCATTTCTCTAGTCATAGGGTTTTTATAAGGGGGTTAATCCATGATACTAGACACCACACAGACTATCACTCAAGCGGCGTTTGCCGGTCTAATCGGCGTGAGTGCCCCTGCTGTCAGCGAGTTTGTTTCACGCGGCATCATTACGCCAGGTGAGCCGGTGGGTGCTTGGCTGCTGAGCTACTCTGCGCACATGCGCGAAGTGGCCGCCGGACGTGCCACCACCGGCGATCTTGATCTTGCGACCGAACGGGCCGGCCTTGCCAAAGCACAGCGCGAGAAGATCGAGATGCAGAACGCCGTCACGCGCAAGGAGCTGGCCCCAACGTACATGCTGGAAGCCGTGATCGCCGCCGCCGGCACGCGCGCCGCCGCGATTCTCGACGCGATACCCGGCGCAATACGCCGCCGCAACCAGGCGTTGACCGCTGCTGACATTGAAACCATCGCCAGCGAAATTGCCAAAGCACGCAACATCGCCGCCGGGATGACGCTGGACGATCTAGCCGATGATGAGCAGCGTGACGAGCCCCGTGACGAACCCGCTGACGAGCAGCCGCTAGAGTCGGAGCCGCCGCTATGACCTTCGCCCTGTCCGCCGAATTCATCCCTGCCATTTTGCTGCGCTTGCAGCGCGGCTTTGCAGCTTGGGGCATTCCCGAGCCGTTGAGTTTGGCCGAATGGGCCGAACAGCACTTTCATTTGTCGGCTGAATCGAGCTACGTTGAGCAGGACTGGACAGCATGGCCGTATCAGCGCGCCATTTTGGCGACGATCAGCAATGACGACATCCGTGAAGTGATCTGGATTAAGTCTGCGCGGACGGGATACACCAAGATCATCTTGGCGGCACAAGGCTATTTCGCGCACCACAAACGCCGCAACCAGGCGCTTTGGCAACCGACCGACGACGACGCGACCGCGTATGTAAAAACAGAGCTTGACCCGATGCTGCGCGACGTGTCGGTGATGCGTGACGTGTTCCCGACGTACCTTGCGCGGCACAAAGACAACACACTTGACCAGAAAAAATTCATTGGCTCCATGCTGCACATCAAGGGCGGCAAGGCAGCGAAAAACTATCGCCGGATCTCGGTAGATGTGGCCTATCTGGACGAGGTTGACGCGTTCGACGGTGACGTTGAAAAAGAGGGCGACCCGATCACCTTGGCCGCCAAGCGCACCGAAGGCGCAACTTTCCCAAAACTGGTGCTGGGATCCACACCGAAGCTGAAAGGCTTCAGCTTGATCGAAACGCGCGCGCTAGCAGCCGATGAGCGCATGACGTATCACATCCCCTGCCCGCATTGTGGCGACCTGCACGCGCTGACTTGGGGCGGCACCGACATTCCGCACGGCATGAAATGGCGCCATCACGACGATGGCGCGCATAACGTGGACAGTGTGCAGCATCTATGCCCGCATTGCGCTGCGTTGATCAACCAGGGCGATTATTTGGCCGTGTGGGAGCGCGGCGTGTGGGTGAATGAAACCGCCACGCTTTGGCTGCACGCGAATGGCGAATTCACCGACCCGACTGGTCAGCCAATGCCGCCACCGCGCACCATCGCATTTCACACCTGGACAGCGTACAGCCCGGCAGCCAATTGGCCTGACATCGTGCGCGAGTACATCGCCGCCGCCGCCAAAATGGATGAGGGTGACGACGCAAAAATGAAGGCGTTCAAAAACACTTACCTGGGCGAAACATGGGAGGGCGAGATTGAACGCGGCGATGCTGATGAGCTGAAAAACCGCGCTGAACCCTACCCGCTGCGTTATGTGCCGCGTGATTGTCTGCTGCTGTTGTGCGGTGTGGACACGCAAGGCAACCGGCTGGAAGCGCAGATTTGGGGTTATGGCCGTGCTGGCCAGATGTGGTCAATAGACCATCGTCAGTTTTTCGGCAACCCCGCGCAGGAAGAGGTGTGGGACGAGCTGGAAGAGTTTCTGTTTGGCGAAGTTTATCGGCACGCTAGCGGTGCTGATCTGCAAATTTACGCCACCGCCGTTGACTCGGGCGGCCACCACACTGATGCGGTTTATGCGTTTGCCGCAAAGCACAAAAGCCGCCGCGTGCGCGCTGTCAAGGGGTCAAGCGGTGCTGAGAGCGGTATTCAAAACGGCAATCGTAAGGTTGATTATGACTGGCGTGGCCGCCGCGCCAAGGCTGGAACTATTCTCTGGCACGTTGGCACGCATCTTGCCAAAGACCGCCTGGCGTCTCGCTTGGAGATTACGCAAATCGGCCCCGGCTATGTGCATCTTTCGCGCGAACACACCGACGAATGGTTCCGGCAACTGGCGTCTGAAGACCGTGTAACTGTGCGCGGAAAGTACGGCACATCGAGCCGCTGGACACCGAACCGCAAGCGCAACGAGGTGCTGGACATGACCGCCTACGTGATCTGGCTGGAAGAACACCTTGACCTTTGGCGACCCAAACGGAAAGCGTGGTGGGATGAGCTGGAAGCCCGCATTCAGCCGGCAATCAGCGATCTATTTTCACCGGCACCGATGGCACTGCCAGCGACACCCGCCAGCACGCCCGCCGCCGCCGTGGTGGCCACAAGCAAGAAACCTGCCAGCGCATGGGCCGGCTCAAAAGTTGACTTGAGTCAATGGGGGCGCGCATGACAATCAGCGTTGATATTGTGCGCGAAACGCTAGACGCGGTGCGCAACCAGGTAGCCGCGCAAATTGGCCTGCCGGAAGAAGTGGAACGGATATTACAGGCCGTTGAACGAGACATTAAACGCACCCGCGCTGGCCTGCGCGTGACAGTGAGTGCCGTTGACGTGCAGCCGCCGGTGGAGGAAATCAAAAAACTGTATCTGGCGAATTTGCCGATTGAGTCGATTACCAGCCGGCATGGTATTTCACGCGCCACCCTGTATCGGCTGATCAAGCGATGACACCTCACATCACCCACGTCTCACGCATTGCCTGACCGTGAGACACCGCGCGGCTATCTTTGCGCAATCTCCCCCACCGCGTTTTCCCAATGGCCGGAATCACACTCGAACAAGCCGAAACGCAACTCGGCGCTTACCTTGCCGCTGAAGCCAAAGTGCTGACCGGCCAAGCGTATGAAATCAATGGCCGGCGCATGACGCGCGCGAATCTGGCGGAAATTCAAGCTGGCATTCAAACATGGGATGCGCGCGTTAAAACGCTGTCATCCGCCGCTAGTGGCCGCCGCCGCGCTGTCACTGTCTCCCCAGGCTGGTAAATCATGCACAAAAAACCACAACTCAATGCTGTTGAACGCGCCATTGCCGGCATCTCCCCCAAATGGGGTTTTGATCGTCTCAAAAACAAGACCGCGCTGGCGTTAGCGGAGGGCTATCACGGTGCAAGCAATTCCCGTGCCGCAATGCGCGATTGGCGCACCACCGCCAGCGACGCCAACGCGGAAGTGGTGCATGATCTGCCCACGCTGCGCGCGCGCGCGCGGGATCTGGTACGCAACGCGCCATTGGCTGCCGGCGCAATTAATACGATGGTGACGAATGTGGTTGGCACTGGCCTGAGCCTGCAAAGCCGCATCGACCCCGAAGCGCTGGGCATGACCGACGCAGCCGCTGATGCCTGGCAGCGCACCACCGAGCGCGAGTTTCGGCTATGGTGCGAATCGCCCGATGCCGACGCCACCCGCGTGCAAAACTTTTACGGCCTGCAGTCGCTGGCGTTTCGCTCGGCGCTGGAATCGGGCGATGTGGTGAGCGTGCTGCCCAGCATCGTGCGACGCAATTCCCCCTACACCCTGGCGGTGCAACTGATTGAAGCTGACCGCATCTGCAACCCACGTTTCACGGTGGACACCGACCGGCTGACTGCTGGCATAGAAATTGATAGCTATGGCGCGCCGGTGGCCTGTCACATTTGCGACATTCACCCGGGCAATATGCGCAGCGCGCAGGCCGCAACCTGGCAGCGTGTCGGCTTTTTCGGCGCGCAGACAGGCCGCCGCAACGTCATCCATCTGTTTGACCGCCGCCGCCCTGGACAACTGCGCGGCATTCCGGTACTCGCGCCGGTGATCGAACCGCTCAAGCAGCTTGGCCGCTACACCGAAGCCGAACTGCAAAGCGCGGTGATCAGTGGTGCTTTTTCTGTTTTCGTCAAGATGGATGCGGAGAGTTTTAACGACCTGTTCGACGGCGATAGCGGAAAAAAGTACATCGAAAGCGCAGCGAAGTGGGATGGCGGCATGAACCGCAACTCTCTCGACGGCCCCGGTAAAGCGGTCAATTTACTGCCTGGCGAGAGCATCGAAACAGCAAACCCAGGCCGCCCGAACTCAGAATTTGACCCGTTTGTGCAGGCGATTGTCCGGCAAATTGGTGTAGCGCTTGAGCTGCCGTTTGAGGTGCTCATCAAGCATTTCACCGCGTCCTATTCTGCTGCACGCGCGGCCCTGCTGGATGCGTGGCGCTTTTTCCGTGGCCGCCGTGATTGGCTAGCCGGCAATTTCTGCCAGCCGATTTATGAACTATGGCTGGAAGAGGCGGTAGCCATTGGCCGCATCGATGCCCCCGGCTTTTTCGCTGACCCGGTGATTCGCAAGGCTTACTCAGGCGCGATCTGGGTAGGTGACGGCCCCGGCAGCATCGACCCGGCCAAAGAAGTCAAGGCTGCTGAAAACCGAATCAAGCTGGGTATCAGCACGGTTTCAGCGGAAAGCATTCTGCATGATGGCGTGGACTGGGAGGGCAAACACCGGCAGCGCAGCAAAGAGCATGCCATGCGCAAGGCTGCTGGCTTGGAGTTTGACCCGACTGCGCAAGGGGCGGAAGACGCGGAAAGTCAGCAGCCGGAAGATACGGACGCGGCATGAGTGAGGTTGTAAAAATTGGTGATGCCACGTTGTATCACGGCGATTGCATGGACTACATGGCCGGCTTACCTGACAAGGCGTTTGAGCTGGCGATTGTTGATCCGCCTTATGGGATTAACGCGCCGAGAGTAGACGGAGGAACCACTGGAACTAAGCGTTTAACAAACGCCGGCGGAAAATTAAAAGACCGCGTGCTGAATAATGCGTCATGTAATTGGGATTCTTCTGTTCCAAGCGATGAGTATTTCAATGAGTTGCGTCGTGTGTCAGAGAATCAAGTTATATGGGGCGGTAACTACTTCGCACTTCCGCCAGCGCGCGGGGTTATTTGCTGGGACAAGGTGCAACCTTGGCCAAACTTCAGCGCTTGGGAAATGGCGTGGACTAGCTTTGACTGTGTGGCGCGTTTGTTTAAGTTTGACAACAGAACGGGAGACAAGCAGCACCCCACCCAAAAACCCATCGCTCTCTACGAATGGCTGTTGACCAACTACGCCAAACCCGGCGACCGCATCCTAGACACCCACCTTGGCAGCGGCAGCAGCGCCATCGCCGCCAATGGCCTTGGCTTTGAGTTTGTCGGCATAGAGCTGGATGCGGACTATTACGCCGCCGCCTGCGAACGCATCGCCCGCACCGCCGCCCAACCTCGCCTATTCGACGAGCCCCCACCCACGCCACCGAAGCAAGAAAGCATGGTGCTGCATGGCTGAATTCACCACTTTTCGCCCGCGTCTCACGCACTGCCTGACTGTGAGACAAACCGCGCTTAATCTGCCCACCATGAACCCCACCACTGACACCCCCTCCCCCGCTGTCTCGCGTCATAGCGCGTTTGAGCTGATCGCCAGCCAAGCTTGGGCCATCGAGCCCGGCACGCTGGAGACTATTGTCAGCATTGCCCGCCGTGAAAACGATTCGATTGAATCGGTTGAAGCCCGCCTTGGCCGCCCTCTACAAAACACCCGCAAAGTCACCCTGCGCGAGAATATCGCCATCATTCCGCTGACTGGCCCGGTTTTTCGCTATGCCAATTTGTTTAGCGACATTTCCGGCGCAACCAGTTTGGAAATGTTGGCGCGCGATTTCGCCACTGCGCAAGATGACCCCGCCGTCAAGCACATCGTTTTGAATATTGATTCACCTGGCGGACAGGCCACCGGAATTGCTGAATTCGCGCAAATGATTCGCGCATCACGCAAGCCGGTCACTGCGTATGTAGACGGCAGCGCTGCCAGTGCAGCGTATTGGATCGCCGCCGCTGCCGGACGCATCGTGATGAGCAAAACCGCGATGGTCGGTTCTATCGGCGCGGTGCTCTCTATTGACGCCCGCCGCGATGACTCAAAAATCGAAATTGTCAGTTCGCAATCACCCGCTAAACGCGCTGATGTCACCACCGACGCCGGACGCGCACAAATCCAAACACTCATTGATGCGCTGGCACAGGTGTTTGTTGACGACGTCGCAGCGTATCGCGGCGTCAGCACTGCCACTGTTTTAGAAAAGTTCGGTCAGGGAG